ATTGTACGTTTCCTCTCCGTGAAGAGCAATCTCAGACCAAACTTGATTGATTGATCCGGATGCTATGTCGGTGTTCGTTGTTGTTGGCCAGTTAGTGTCTTTTATGACATAACTTGACGCGCCTTTCACCCAATGCAACATCTTGCCTATAGATGCCATCTCGAGGGGTCCCACGTACCAACCCTGTGTCTTCTTGAAAGTTCTTTTTAGAAAAGAAAGTTCTTCGAAAGGCACAAGATCAGGAACGGGTCCATCCTCTTTGGTGGCAGCAGTAATGCAAAATCCATATTGAGCGGCGGCCTTCGCAAAGTTATTGAAATGAAACCAAGGTTGAGCCTTAGGGGAGACTGTGCATGAGTTATCATCTCCATAATCTGCCATGCATACATTTTCCATGAAATTGTCAAATCCTGACATTTCTGGAGCGTGTATAGCGGCGAGATCGTCCCAAACCAAGCCATACAAAGCCCACACATCAGCAGAATTGCCGATAGCGGTATCAGTGATGCCAGAAATGACAGCCTGATCTAGCTTGTATAGCTTCTTGTTCCCGATAACATATGAACCTTCACATGCTCTGTGAAGTGTCATCCTAACGATATCATCCTCGGGTTTCCAATTTGGATCGCATCTCCGATATATTATATTGTACATAAGCGTGTTCGCCTTAACGAACTCTTTAGGTACAGAAGAATCGAAATTCTCCATATCGGATGCAAATCCTCTGTCAGAAACTCGAAGAAATCGCCATGCCATTACATTCCAGTCTTTCATGTGTTGTGACGTTCCCACTTTAATAGGAAGTGTCGCATTCATTTCATGGATCCTTCCAATCGCTGCAAGAAAATATTTTCTGTAAGCGAGAAGAAAGTCCATAGGACCGGAAAAGAAGACACGAGTCTTTCTCTTTTCTCCATATATCTTCTTTTTCTTAAGAACTTCGTCCTTAAGATAACATACATATGGATGTATGTGAGAAATTCCAACTTTAGCATCGTTGACAATTTGATCAACACGTTTTGATATTCTTTGGGAGTCCTCGTCTTCCTTGAAATACCACAATCCGTTCTTCTGGTTTTGATATAGGTAATCTCCCTTTGATGTTCTTCTTCCTGTACAATAAGGAAATCCAACTGATCCATTTCTGTCTATGTTGTTAAGACGTGGATATTCTTCCCAGTTGGGTCCATTGATGGATTCTGTTTTAGTAAAGACTCTAACGTCTCTACCTGACAACAACATTCTGTTGGCGAGATAGTTTCCAATGCGAGAGAACATTGCATCTATTTTCTCAACGTTCATTTCACCTCTAGGAAAAGATTTTCCATAACGAGATAATCCGAAGTTGAGAAATGACATCTCATCTGGATTCCTTGGATCCTTTCTATTCATAATGGATGGTTCGTGTATATCCAAATATGGCAAGAGAAGTCCAGTTCTGTGAACTCTTGTTGACATAGGAGTGTAGATTGGGGGGTTTACCTCACCAACCCATTGTAGACCAGTTTGGTCACAAGTCATTGCTTGTTCGAAAAGCGTCACTCCTTTTCCTTGTTTAACAGGAATGATGGCTTCTGGCTTTATTTCTTCTACCAGAAATTTGAGAACAAACTCACGAGTAATGTGAGCACATTCAGAAATCATTTCATGTCCTGCTCTATGAATTCCGCAGATCTTAGCGGCAAGAGTTTTGTTAACAAAGAGATAGGCCGAGCCACAATCTCCATTAACAGTGAATCCAGACACTCCAAGTCCTCCTACTTCAACTCTATATGATCCTGTTCCAGGATTAATTGACTTGAGTGATGTTCTAGTTTCTCCAACTGCGTAAGTTAGAGTAACTCTATTTCTCTCAGCGTTGGGAACTGAAACGACAACGGGAATATTAGAAGTCTGTCTTTGCAATAGTTTTGCAAATGCTTCTTCGGATATTATGTGATCAACTATGTTCTTGTGTGCTTGGTAGTGTCTATCCGTGATCTCAAATACACACAGATCTTGTTCTTTGCTTCGCCTTAGAATTCTTATAGGCCACATCTTTTCTGAAGCAAGAGTTCTCATTGTCAATGTTCCTTTTGCAATATGGCCAACAGAAATGCCTAGATTATCACGAATGAGTAATCCATGCACGTGGCGTTCACCATTTACATATATGGTACATTGATTGTCTTGAACTAATTTAAGTTCCTGTTCAAGTTGTGGATCAATCATGCCCTCTTGATGAGTAGATAGAGGTTCCTCTCCTAGTTGGATATTCTTGAAAACGCTCTTCATATACACTTTGCATGGTTCAGGGATTCTAAGGATTGTATCCTTATACATCATCTTTACCAAGTTGGGGTGAATATATCCAGATTCTACATCATAGGGAATTCCACATCCATAAATGAATGCAAAAACACTCCCCAGGTCAATAGAATCGTCAGCGATTCTGAATGTATATCCGTATGTGTCTTTGACTGCAAGTTGATCCATCTTCTTTCTCAAAAACTTTACGTCAATTGTGCCAGAACCTGTCTTTGCCTTCTTCGGTAGTGTAGAAATGTCAATTTCCACCCAGTCAACACTTAATGGAACATAAAACACTGTCCAACTTCCAGCACCTTTTTCATTAAGAAAAACGATGCGGTCGTTATAAACAACGCCTACATGTCCGTACAAATGCTGAACTATGGTGCCATCAAGCATTCTTCCACTAGCATCGACAGATTCTTTCTTCTTGACGAGCTCAACAGTATGAGGTCTTTTGCCTTCTCGCAGTGACATTTGTGCCATCATGGCTCTTCTTTTTGCTTCTGGATCTGATTGAAGAACTGGCTCTGGTTGTTTTGTAGTGACCCTATAGATTGATTTTACTCTCTCTATTTCGGCCTCGAGTTCTTCTGTTCTCAATCTCCAGTTGCTGTCAGCGAGTGCTTTGAGTCGCTTTGTTTCTGGATCGGAGATCTTATGATTGTCCTTAGGCTTCTCTGTAGTCCTATATATAGATTTGACACGTTCGAGTTCTACTTTTGCTCCTTCGAACCTGAGTCGCCAATTACTGTCGGCTAATTGTTTTAGCCTCTTAGTTTCGGGATCTGATATTTTGTGATCATCCTTTGGCTTTTCAGTCACTCTATATATGGACTTTATTCTTTCTGCCCTCCTCTTGTCACGTCTAGCGACTTTCTTTTCAAATTCGCTATCATCACTTGATGTTGCGTCTGACTCTGCACTTTTAAGGCGTGCTTCTGCCTTGATAGCCTGTTTCTTCTGTTTCTTCACAGTCTTTGCACAAGACCTGATGCATGAATATACACATCCAAGTTTAATACCTAATGATGCTACACTAATGAAAATGGAAATCATTTTATACATTGTTGATGAATGCCATATGAGTGTTGGCATGAGTTTTTCATCAATAGTAATGGGTTTATTTACATGTGGTTGAATGATGCCTGTTGGTGATGCAAGTTTCTCCAGAATATCATAATATGATTTATTATGTTCATCTCTGACGTATTTCTTGTTTCCTTCCTTGACGATATTGTTCTGTATGACAATTCTCTGGTCATGTTCTTCTGATACACGATAAACCTTAATAGTCTTATCAACTGGGCTTTGAATAAATCCGATAGTCAAATCAAGAAACTGAATTAATGCGTGTGGAAATGCTCCATCACATACTCTTTCTTCTGCATTAAAACCCATGATGAAGGCATCAATGGGTCCATATGATTTTGTTTTCACAAGTGGTGCTATGAAAGAAGCGTTA